ATACTTATTTTGAAAAATTAGGCTACACAGCACACCACCCTAGAGGCAGCTTCGCTCTAAAGACTAGACAAGCAGGAGTAGTTACTCGACTCTTAGACGTTGAATGGAATGTCGGGAAGTCAGGTGCTGTTTCACCAGTAGCAATACTAGAACCTTGTGTGATTGGAGAAGCCACAGTCAGTAGAGCAACTCTACACAATATGGCTTATATAGAGGCATTAGAACTAGAGATTGGTTGTGATGTAGAAGTAATCCGAAGCGGGGAGATAATTCCTCGTATAGTTAAAAGAGTATGAAGTATGCAAAAGAAGAGCTGGCAAACAGCAAAAGAATATATAAGAGTGCTACACCAAAACAGACTATTGATTGGTATATTAAGTGGGTTGCTAGTGTTGTTCTCCTTGCAGCTATGGTTATTAGGTCAGCAGGAATATCAAACTTTCTTGATACAATACTATCGTTCATTGGGTGCTTAGGTTGGTTATTTGTTGCTTTTATCTGGAAAGATAGAGCATTAATAATACTAAACGCTGTTGCATGTTTTATACTATTGACTGGAATATTTACTAGATTATTTTCATGAACCCCATATTAATCAACATAGATGTATGTGGTATCTGTAATGAATCATGTAATTATTGTCCAAGGTCATCTTCATATCCGAATAAAAAAGAATACATGAGTGTAGAACTTTTTACAAAGTTCATTAATGATTGTAAGGATTATACTGGGTATATTTGCTTCACAGGCAGAGGCGAAAACAGTTTACATCCAAATTTCAAGCAACTTGTGGAAATTTTACATTCGACTGATAGGAAGTATAAGACTAGAATTTTGACAAATGGATATAAATTAAAAGAAAAGTTCGAGTGGTTTGATAAATTTGATTCGCTTATAATCAACTCATATGCGAGTAAAGAACAGATGGAAGCAAGGAAAAAGTTCATGCCTCGTGCTACTCACAGGTATTGGGATCAAAGTATGAAGCCAGAAGAATGGGGTGAAACACCTATTCAAGTTCAGAATCGAACAGAGCTATATGAAAGAATAGCAACAGATAGAAGTGAAATCAATACACCTTGTGTATTACCAGCTAGTAAAGGATGGATACATCATGATGGAAGTATACAGTTATGTTGTAATGATTGGACAGACACAAATGTGTACGGCAATATAGCAACAGACAACTTCTTTGATGTATGGAATAATAACCAAGAACTAATGAATGTAAGAAAAGCTTTACTTGATGGGGATAGGAGTATAAATCCGATATGCACAAATTGTAATAGAAAAGTGACAGACAGGGAGAAAGGTAGACTTGAAAGGCTTAGACAAATCTATTGATACTATTGTAAATGTAAGTGGCGGTGCAGAGTGCTTCGCTGCTTTATGGTGGGCAAAAGAAAGAGGTCTAAAAGCTGTAGGATTACATTTATATAATAATCCACATAATCATCCTGCTAAAGATGCACAGTTATATTATGCACAGAAACAATGTGACTTTTTCAAGTTTCCTTTAGTAGTAGACAGAAATGACTTACCACAAGAAGTCACTCTGCCTTTAGCTGTCAATCAACATATGTCAGCAGCTGCAACTCTAATCATAGGAAACCCTAGACAGTGGAAATACTTAGTTTGGGGAGCAAATGCAGATGATTCTTTTCAACAAAGATTACTGCTAAGATATCCGATTAGAGCATACTTTGCAGAAAGGTCTTATCAGTTAGATATACATGGAGTATCTGCTGATACAGTATTGACCGCACCTATAAATATATTCCCATTTGAAACACTACACAAATCAGAAGTGGTTTCAATGTTAGCAAAGAACTTGTGGAGTTTTGCTAAAGATAACATATGGTATTGTTATCCAAGTGAGAACGATACTGAGAATGTTGAAAAGATTAAACACAATCCCGACGGGTCTTACACACCCTGTGGTAATTGCATAAAATGTACAGAATGGAAAAACGCTGTGCAAGTTGCTAATAAATCAGTTTACAAACAACAAGAAGGAACATTTAAAATACACAAACCAAAACAAGAATGGATAGACGAATAGGATTTACATGTGGAGCATTTGATTTGCTTCACGCAGGACATATCGTTATGCTAAAAGAAGCAAAGCAGAACTGCGACCACCTCATTGTGGGATTACAGACTGACCCAAGTATTGACAGACAAGAGAAAAACAAACCTATTCAATCAGTCTTTGAACGATATGTTCAACTATCCGCAGTAAAGTATGTAGATGAAATCATACCTTACGACACAGAACAAAGCCTACTCGATTTACTCGAGGCAACACCAATCCATATAAGATTTGTAGGAGAAGATTGGACAGACAGACATTTTACAGGAAAAGGATTACACGAAGTCTACTATACAAGTAGAGCGCACTCTTTTTCTACCACTAACTTACGAAACAAACTGAAGTAATGGCAGGCGGAATATACAACGAAACCTACTTCAAAAACTATCCTGACGAAAAGGAAAAGGACGGTATCTTATATGGTATTGTATTGGTAAACCAAGTGACATGGGAACGAGAAACTATAAAAGTAGGCATCGCAAAAGGGCGAACATTCAAAGACGCAGTAAAAAGAGGCAGAGGTTTTACAAACTACGATATCAGGATACAGAGATTGTGGCAGGGGACGATATACGACTGCTGGAGGTGGGAACAGAAATTACACAAGATGTATCAGAAAGACAGACACAAGACGGAGCATAAATTTGGAGGACATACTGAATGTTTCTCGATGGACAGCAAAATACTCGAGGACTTTCCGAAAAAGAATGAGATATTTAGGGATTAGCGAAGGATTCCATAACGCAGCATATGCTGTTGTGCGAAACAATAAGATAGAGTTTGCTACTGAAGTAGAAAGAATTACAAAAGAAAAGAATGACAAGCGTATACCAGACTGGCACTTTGATGCGCTAAAGGAAAGATACTATTATGATAAGACAATATTTCATGAACATACTGCATTTAAAGATGCAAGACGAGAGATGTACGGAATGGGAAAGACAACGCCATGTAGAGAGTATGATATTACAAATATCTTTCACCATCAAAGCCATGCTGCCGTTGCTTCTCTTACTGCTCCTTTCGTTCCTCACAGCACAGTAGTTGTAGACGCAATAGGAGAGTTTGATACAGCAAGTATATGGGTAAACGGAAAGAAAGTCTGGAGTAAGACTTATCCATGGTCACTAGGATTGTTCTATAGTGCAATTACGAAACGAATAGGACTAAAGCCCAATGAAGATGAATATATAACAATGGGCATGGCAGCATACGGAGAGCCTTGTATAGATATGAGTGAAGCTATACATGAAAATCATCACAAAGGTATTCCAGTAAGAAGATGGTTTTGGAATACTCCTGAAGATATAGCTGCATCAGCACAAGCTGCTCTAGAAACAGAGTTGCTAGAAATATTTAAGGTAGCAAGAGGTTATGGAGAACATGTTGCCTATGCTGGAGGAGTTGCACTGAATTGTGTAGCCAATAGTAAAATAAGAAGTATGTTCGACAAGATGTGGATATTTCCTAATCCTGGCGATGCAGGAAGTGCATTAGGTTGCATACTTGCACATACACAAGAGAGAATAGAGTTTAAGGATACTTATTTGGGGTATGATATAAAGAGAAGTATCAATCCTAGATTTGTAGTAGATAATTTAATAAAAAGAAAAGTAGTAGGAGTTGCAAATGGAAAAGCAGAGTTCGGGCCTCGTGCCCTCGGTAATCGTAGCCTTCTTGGTGATGTGCGCTATGACATTAAAGATACAGTCAACAATATTAAGCGTAGACAAAAGTTTCGTCCTTTTGCGCCCGCGATACTTGAGGAGTATGTAGATGAATATTTTGAAGGATATACAAATGAGTATATGCAATTTGTTGCAAAGGCTAAGCACGACTATGCCTCCGTTACTCATGTGGATGGAACAGCTAGAGTCCAAGTCGTTAGAAAGGATTGTGCATCAGCACTCCGACCCATACTAGAAGAATACTACGAGAGAACAGGAATACCTATGCTATTAAATACAAGTTTAAATGTAAAAGGGCAACCTATGGTAAATGATGAAAAAGACGCAGAGAAGTTCCAAGATAACTATGGAGTGCGTGTATTTTGATTTATTGGAACGGTTGCAGTTTTGTAAGAGGAATGGAGATTCAGAATAGACCTGACGATATTTTTGCGAATCTAGTGAGTAAAGAATTTGATCAACCTTGGTGGGATAATGCTAAAGTTGGTGGTAGTAATGACAGAATATGGCGAACAACCATGGATGACATGATACGAAAACCAGCAAAGCTAGTCATCATTGTTTGGTCTGGATTCAATCGTTTTGAGTTTTTAGATAACTTGCAAACTTGGAGAAGTGCAGTATGGGTAAGATACAGATTTGATAAACTAAATCTGCATGTAAGTGATGATAGTGAAGTACACTTTCATCCAAACATGGTATTAAAACAATGGGAAGGTATAAACGGATATGGAAAATACGGCAGGTCTATGAGATATAATTTAATCAATAGTTTGAATCATATGATTAGTATTAAGTATTTCCTAGAATGTAAAGGCATACCTTACTTGTTTTATAAAATGAGTGATGGTCAATTAAATCCTACACTAGACACCCTAGACGAAGATAGACTAGAGGGGTCGAATAATGTATGGATTGTAGAACATATGAAAAAGAAGGACTATCTAAAAGAGTTACCTTTCTTGAAAGGAGAAGCTTTCTATGATATGTGTAAGCGTGAGAAAGTACCTTTCGGCCCGAAAGACCATCCATTAGAGGACGGGCATAAGTTAATGGCAAAGAGAATTATTGGAGATATATATGATAAAAAACTGGATAAAATCTTTAGTTAAACTATGGGAAGCATTGCGCTTTCAGTGGAAGAATAGAAATATGGTTGAGGACACTCACATATATGAAGGCGAGGACAATTAAATCTTGCTTCAAATTTACTCATCTACCACACGAAAAATAGTTCTTGACACCAGCTTAAAAATTGGATATAATATATCTATATTTTGGAGAGAGAAGCTAAGTGAAACAGATTATACCACCAACTAACTGTCCATGTTGCGATAGCATATTAGTTTACCGCAATGACCAGTTATTTTGTGAGAACATTAGTTGTTCTGCACAGTGGGATAAAAAAGTAGAACACTTTGCTTCGACTCTTAAGATAAAAGGACTTGGACCAGCAACTCTTAACAAGTTGCAAATCGAAGACTATTCAGAACTTTATGAACTTACTGTATCTGATATACAAGATAGATTAGGCAGTCAAAAGTTAGCTGAGAAACTCTTTCTGGAGATTGAGAAATCAAAAGAAAGTAAGTTGGTAGATTTGATACCAGCTTTCAGCATACCACTTATTGGTCGGTCGGCTTCTCAAAAATTATGCGATAGAATATCACACATCGAAGATATTAGCGAGAAAAGTTGTACTGAGGCAGGTATCGGACCAAAAGCATCAGCTAACTTGATTCAGTGGTTAGAAACAGAATATTATCCTAATCAATACAAGACAACACTTCCTTTCAAATGGAATAATAAAATAATTAAGAAAAAAGAGGTCATAGGAGTTGTTTGTATCACAGGTAAGTTAAAGTCGTATTCGACTAAGGCACACGCCACAAAAGTATTGAATCAGTATGGATTCGAGGTAAAGAGTTCTTTGACGAAAGACTGTACTCATCTAATAAATGAGTCTGGAATTGAGTCAGCAAAAACACAAACAGCTCGTGACCGAGGTGTTATAATAATTAGTAATATTAAACATTTGATAGAGGAAAAAGAAAATGGCATTACCTAAATGGACAGACGAAAGAACACAACAATTGGTTGATTTCGTTGGAAGTGAGTCCCCAATCTCACAAGACACAGTTGCTAACGCAGCTGATGAGTTAGAAACATCTGTAAGAAGTGTTTCTTCAAAACTTAGAAAAATGGGCTTTGAGGTAGAATTAGCCTCAGCTTCACAAAGCAAGTCTTTCTCAGACGAGCAAGAAGCAACTCTTAGCACATTCGTGCAAGATAATTCAGGTTCTTACACTTATGCAGAAATTGCAGAAAACTTTGAAGGCGGAAGCTTCTCAGCTAAGTCAATTCAAGGTAAGATTCTTTCTATGCAACTTACAGAGCATGTTAAACCAGCTCCTAAAGTTGAGACTGTTAAGTCTTACAACGAGGAAGAAGAAAGCCAGTTTGTTTCATTAGTAAACGACGGTGCTTTCATTGAGGATATTGCAGAAGCTATGGGCAGAAGCGTAAACTCAATCAGAGGTAAAGCATTATCTCTTCTAAGAGCAGGAGAAATCAATGCTATTCCTAAGCAGAAAGAAACCAAAGGTTCAAGCAAAGCTGATCCTTTAGCAGGTGTCGACATTGACGGCATGACTGTTGAAGAAATTGCTGATGAAATCGGCAAAACTGTTAGAGGCGTGAAAACAATGCTAACAAGAAGAGGCTTACAGTGCGCGGACTATAACGGTGCTGCTAAAAAAGAAATAGGTTAATCAACCTTTCTTATTCGGGCGAGTCGACTTCTGTAGTTGCCTCGCCTTTTTTTCAACTTTAATTTTGTTTTGGGAGAGACAATTTGACACTAGAGAGTGCATTACTTAAGCAAATCATTGCGAATGGCGACTTTGAGACTTGGAATGGTCTGAAAGAACACTACTTCCCTGAAGGTGAGTACCGAAAATTATGGAGAGTAGTTGATAAGCATGTTCACAAGTATAACAATTTACCTAGCTTTGAAGATTTAAAGCTAGAAATTCGTTCGCGTGATTTACAAGAAAAGATATACGCAATCGAAACTGTTGAAACAGATGTCGAGTCTATAGTTCTATTAGACTATCTGAAGAATCAATTTACTCAATCCGAGATACTATCGAAAATCGAAAACTATGTAGATACACAAGTTGCCATATCTGATGCAAGAGAAAACATAGATTTATTGCAAGAAATTGTTGTGCAAGTAGAAGATTCCGTAGACACAAACGATGAAGCTGACGACATGGAAACAGTCGAGCTTTTCGATAGTGATGAGGACTTAGCAAAGTTTTTACCGCTCGGTCTCAATCAAGAATACGACCTGGACTACCAATTCTCTCCCAAAGACTTGGTCGTTATCGGTGGACAGCGTGGTGGAGGTAAATCCTTTACCTGTTGTAATGTAGCTGCTGCAGCCCAAGAAAAGGGTAAGTCAGCTCTATACTTTACTATTGAAATGGATACTAGACAAATGCTACAGAGAATCTGTGGTATTCAAACTGGTGTCCCTAGTAAGCGTATCAAAGCAAAGAATCTCTCTCCTATGGAGTGGGATAAAGTTGCTTTATGGTGGGCAACTAGATTCAATAATGGAGAGGAATGTTATAATGAGTGGCGAGACCACCAAGATTTTGACAAATTTCACTATCAACTTAGTAGAAATAGGTTAGCAGACATTCCACAAATAGATATACATTATGACCCATCTCTTACTCTAGCTAAAATAATAAGCGTAGTAAGACAAAAACAAGCCCAGTTACCAAACTTGGGTGTGGTAATAGTTGACTATCTAAACCAAGTGAAACGCCATAACGCACCAAATCGTTCAGGACAATATGATTGGACCGAGCAAATCGAGATCTCAAAAGGTCTCAAATCTCTCGCACAAGAGAGCAAAGTTCTAGTTCTCTCCGCTTTCCAGACTAATGAGAAAGGAGAGGCAAGATTCTCAAAAGGAATCTTGGATGCTGTAGATGCTGCTTACAGTATACAGCATTGGGGAGACGAAGAGCCTTGTATTAAGTTTAAGTGTGATAAGATGAGGAATGGAGCAGCAGAAAACTTCACCTCAGAAATGAACTGGGATACTCTAAAGATTGGGCCTCACACTGCCCTTGACCCAGATGAAAAGTCAGAACTAAAAGAAGCAATGACAACAGGGGAAGATACATACGACTTATGATAATACATGAGAACAAAGAAGTTTACATTCATATACCTAAGTGTGGTGGTATATCTATAACTCGTTCTTATATTGCTAAGTATCTTTCAGAACAAGAGAAAAAAGAAAACAGATACATACTCCAACATAGAAGTTGGAATAGTCTTGCAGCAGAATATATTAGGAAAAGTAAAAATCCTGCTATAGATGGTATAATATTTAATAATATACATGCAAGTTATGACCAAGTAGCTTTGCAGTACCCAGACTATAAATACTATACTGTAATCAGACACCCACTAGATAGATGGGAAAGTCTTTATCGTTATAATTGTGATAACTATTTTATCATAGACTGGGACATAATAACTTGGACAAAAGTAGCTATGGACTCTTTATGGAAAGGCTCTTATTTAGGAGCAGTACAAGATATACCAGAATTTGATAAAGCACATGTTAGAGTCGGTACATATGATGTTATGTATAAACCTGCATGGACTTATTACAGAGAACCTGAAGTAGAAGTACATAGACTAGAAGACCACACGATTTGGAAAAGATTAGGATTAATTAATAATAATCATCATAAATCAATTACTCAGATTGCCCCATATGACAGGTCAGTAGTAAAGGAATTGATTTATGATTATTACAAGAAGGACTTTAAGAGATGGGAACAATTCAATTAATTGATAATATTAAACCTTATCCTTACAAGTTTGATGAAAATGACTGGGATAATCCTACAGGAGTACAAAGAAAAACAGAATTAACAATATTTAGAGATTGTGATACTATACCTTTATTGTGGCAGTTTAGAAAAGGCAGACCATATCTAGTAGCAACTAGGTCAGAGTTTTATGATAAATATTGGCACAGGCATTGGTTTCATAAACTAAGTCTAAAGTTATATTT